ATGTAATACGACCAAGTTTTATTTCTTTGAGTTGCACTCTCAGCTTCTTCTCGTGCTTTGATTGGGTCATCAAGAATAAGTAATGTAGCGGCACGACCAGTAGTAGAACCTCCAATACCTGTGGCATAATAAGTTCCACCCTCTGAAGTACGCCAGTCATCTACTGCTCTACTCTCATCAGACATTTTAAAATCTGGGAATGCTTGGTCAACAAGTTGTTCACGAGCTAAGTCTCTAACTTGTCTACCAAATGTTTTTGCTAAGTCTTGGTTATACGAAGTTGATAAAACATTTCTAGTTGGGTTACTTGCTAAATAGAATACAGGAAAATGAACTGTCGCAATAAAAGACTTTGCGTGTCTAGGTGGCATAGTAATAAGAAGTTTATGTTTACCTAGTGTACCCTTGGCTAACTTATCTAATGTTTCCATTAACTCTATTTGAAATGGAGCGAATGTCATTTCTGGATTACACAACTTAACAAAATCTACAAAACTACCTTGTGCTAACTTTAGTTTTAAAAGATGTTTAGCTGCTTGGGCTTGGGATACTGCCATACTTTATTCCTTATCGGGGTTTCCACTCTCGCTTCCACCCCTGTTCATATGAAAAGGCAAACTCTTATAAGGAATAGCCTCCCCATTGATATCATATATTAATTCTCCGTCAACAGAACCAACCATTAATTTCTTTCCATTCTGTTTAACGTATAGTGTAGGCTTAATTTCCCTGTCCCCCTGATACTTCTTTCGGTTCTGGGTTATTAATCCCTTCCTGTGTCGTATTGCCATTGATTTTCTCGTCTTTATTGTCTTGTTCTATCACATCTTTGTCTAGTTCGTCTGCCTTTGATGCTATTAGCTGTAGTTCATCTATGGATAATTCAGTTACTTTCTTATGTTCGTGAGAGTGTTGATTGAAAGAATGGTGTAAGTCAGGCATTACTTTGTTTAACATTGTACTAAATAGACGGACTTGTTGGTTAGTCCAGTTACTATCACCGTTTAATACCGACCTAACTTTAGGAATATTCTTCCTTACTACATCTAGTACACTTCTACGTACTCTATCTATTTCTAATGGTGATACAGGAGGTAAACTGCCTGTTGATTTAAGTGGATTTGGATTTTTTCTATACGTTGCCATAATTAACCTTACCATAGTTTTCAAAATTTGGTGCGAAATATATAAGCACCCAAAAGTGAAAATAAAAATACGGGCGGCGGGTCGACCCTCGTCCCCCCCATAGCTTCGCTATGAGACCGATTTCTGACACAAAGCTCTGCTTTACCCTACGAAACCTGCCGTTTTATGTCCCTACTAGGGAGATATCTTACGCATCTGCACGTGTTGTTTTCAAAACCTCCTCACAAGCCGACACATAACCCTCCTTGTGGAGCATAGGGCAATCATACCAAGGCTTTGCAGAGTTGGTCGTCCTATCCTCCCTAAAGGGAGGAGGAGGGAGTACTCGGTTGACAGTCGGTTGAGGCATTGACCACTTGTCCACAGGAACCCCAATGCCTAAGGAGTGCGATATGCAAAAAGCAAACGCAAAAAGAACGAACCAGATGACTGCACAGGAGTTATTAGCTGTGTGCGAATCTGCCACAAGCCAAAAGGCGATTGAACCAATCGTAAAGGAGTTCACTCGTAGGAAAACCAACGCCCAAGAACGAACTGTTAGCAAAAGTGGGAAACCACTTTCGGAAGCGTTCATAAAGGGGAAGTTAGCGAAGATTGAAGCGAATATTGTTACAGCTACTTCGTATATGAACACCTTTGGGAAGGTCGTACCTGCAAGTGTACCTAACACGTTTGTTGCGAAACCCTCAGGTTTGACGAAAGCTGAAGCTACTAGGTTGACTAACCTTTTAGCGAAGTTTAAAGCGTAAGTATCACACACATAGCCTCTAGCGAGAGATCGCTAGGGGTTTTTTTTATATATTATTATTCGTCTTGAAGTGATGACGGCACTAAAAAGACGAAACGAAATTTAACACAACAGCAGAAAGAGGAAACAATGGCGATAGAAAAAGCATATTGGTACGATCATAAACCCTTTGATGATAACAAAGGTTTTATCTATGGTATTAATTATATTAATTGTGCATACAATGATGATGATAATGAAAATGAAACAGGCGATATAGTACAATGCGAGTGGTTTAAAACTAGAATAGAGAGAAACAGGAGATATAAAAAAGCGTTACAACAGCAGAAAGAGGAAACATGAGTGGAACATCTTACAGCACAACTTGTCCTAACTGTAAAAAAGAAATGCAAACTTATACTGATTGGAAACCAATAGACTTAACAATTCACACTTGTTATGAGTGTGGTTTTTACATCAGAAATGAGGTTTGTTTCATGACATTAGACGAACTTAATAGTGATCGGCTAAATGTAATGGAAATAGATAAACCTTTAAAAGAACTACCCAAACAGAACAAAGATTGTTTGGATTGGAACACACTAAAATTATAAGAATTAATTGAGCATGAAAGAGTCGAGGGGTTACAACGCTTCGTCTTAATCATGTAAGATTGATGCTATCATGAGGTCGCAACAAACTGCGTAAAACCATGAAGTAACACAACAGTAAAAGCAACTGCACTAAAACTTTCTCGTTTAAATTTGGTCTTAAAGGAGTAAGTGCAGTACAATGAGCCTAATACATCAAATTTATCGCAAATTCTAGACACGCCAACAATTAGTATGATTTAGGTATGGGTATTTCTATCTCCGTATTGGGATAGTAACAACCTTGAACAACGCTAGTACCATATAAGAGGAGTTGACAAGGAGAGCAATCATAACTTTCTGCGTAAATTCTGTTCCAATTTGGGAAGTCGGTATCAGAAACAAATACTGAACTATAATGAATGACACGACTATTGACTTTATGAGGACTTTGTAATGGCTTTCATATCTTTGATAATGTCGTGGAGTATTTATAGGGGGGTATTACAGTACACAAGGGTAGTGGAGAATATCGGCAGTCTCTTGAATGTTGCGACAGCAACAGCTACCAACTGCGTATGTGATTAGGCTCGGTTGCTTAATTGATTGTGGGGAAGAAACCAATGCGTTCAGAAATGAGCAGATGTTGGTGGGTAGTACCCACAGTAGATTAAGCGTGGAACTAAGGGATTTTTCCGAATGTCCTAATACATACGCAGTTTTTTAACAATAAATAGGAGTAAAACATGAGCATCTCAGGACCACAAAACCAAGACGAACAAGACAAAGAGCCAATAACTATGTACTCTTTTGTAACAACGATACAAAAGCTGAACGAGGAGTTGGCGAAATACAACCCTGATAGTGAAGCGATAATAGATAGCGAATCGTTACTTGCTAATTGGGATAATAAATGTCCACCTTTAATGTAAGGATTGACATTTGTATCGTATATGATACATTTAAGACAACCTGTAAAGGAGTAGCACTATGGATAAACTTAAAGGCACGATATTTCGTGACTACAAAGGGAAACCATGCGTATATATAGATGATTCAGGCTCGTTACAAGAGCTTGTCATAAGACCTAATGTTTCTAAATATAGAAACCCACCTAGCAAACTAATGTCCAATCTGTACTTGGGAATAGCTATGTTTTTATTAGCTATACTAATGACAGTTGTGATTTTAGAATTGATAGTTGGTTGTGGCGAAGTCACATATTTAGCAGATGGAACTTGGAAAAGTAATGAGTGCCTTTTCCAAACAACCGATATACTAACAGGCACTTGGAAGTGAGGAGAACTATGGCGATAGTAGAAATAATAGTATTTAATGCTATGATTATGGTTATCTCTATGGCTTTAATATGAGTAATAGACACCTTGATGTAAGGACAAAAGTTAAACTGATGAAACTATCAGATGAAGAACTTACAATCAGAATACCACTTGATTATTTAACCAACCATTTGTACGAGGAAGAAACAGTAGGTGGAACACATGATGACACAGTATCAAGAGAGATACTCAGCGAAACCTACATATACGGAGACATATTGCTTGATAAAATTATAGAAATACTAGAGCAACATAGGTTGAGAATACTAGGTGGTACAATGCCATTAAAAACTTGGATTAAATCTCAATCTGAACTAATGGAAATACCTTATCCTTTTGTTGAGGAAAGTAATCAAAAAGAAAATGAAGCAGTAACATCTACCGTTCCTGGACAGGTCCAAGACGAAGAAAAGAAAGAGGAAAAAGTTATAACTGTATGAGTTTAGAAAGAAGAAATAGACTATGCGTATCTCATGACAACGAACAGTTACATGATTTCTTAGAACTATTAATGGAACATGGGTTCGGTCCCAATGCGTTACATAAAATAGATTACGCTGGAACTTTCAATGATTTATTGAAACGACTTTATCATTGGAAAAGTCTAGCCGACAAAACTACTATGCTTGAAATAACTATGCGAGAAACTAAGGCACTCGATAATGTCAGGCGTATAGTAGAGGAAGAATTAAATAATAAATCTTCCGACCAATCAGCGAAAGAACTTGCGTTAAGTATATGTGAGTTGCTTCGTATGAAAGGAACACTAAGACCTTAGAAGTGGGTAAGTTTTAACCCTTAACATTAACATTAACCTAAAAGGAGTATGCCCATGAGCAATACATTACTCATTGATTGCGTTAAAGCAGTAAAACATTATTCAACATTACTTGCTGATGACAAACGTAATCTTACAAAGAGTATGGTAGGACAAATCTTGTCTAATCACACAGATTATTCCCTACAAAGAAACTTCGGTAAAGCTAGTAAGTATAGTTTAGATAGTGCGTTAGATCGTATGAATCCTGACTTGCTTGCGAGTATAGTTTATCGGATATACTTTGATACAGCTACACAAAGCGATCTTAATAATGTAATTAAGAAAGTTGTAACTGAATTAAGTAAAGCAGTTGAAGATGATACCGATAATGTGGTCGGTAGAGGAAACAAGAAATTGTTTGCTTATCCTAAATCCATGCTGAAATACACATATAAACTAACAACCACAATTACACCTGAAGAATCAGTAAAGGTTGAGGGTGTAGATGATATTAAAATATCAGGAAAGGCGAAAACTATGGACGGATTTAATGTCCAAGAAACCTCAGAAAAGGTTGTAGCAGTAGCAAGGAAACTAGCACAAGACGATTTAGATGTCGGCTTGGGTGGGAAAGTACAAACTATACTACAACATATAGAGCAAGCGAAACAGATAGTCGCAGATAAAGAGAAACTCAATGCTAAGAATAGAGAAAGTCTAAACTCTTGCGTAGAGTTACAAACAATGGGCGACCAATGTAATGAAGAAAACATTGAGAAGTTATCTACTGCTCATGATGACTATGCGACAAGCGTCATGCCGACATCTACCAGTCATAAGCAAGACGAAACTAAAGACCATGAAGTTAAGCCCATAGTTATTGAACAACAATGGACAGAAGCAATCAACCCAATCCTAAAGAACAGTAGTGGTGGGCAGATTAAAGACATCAACAAACTACTGTTAGACCATGCAGATTTACAAACAAAGAGTAAGGACTTACTTGATGAAGTAAATGTGTTAAGAACAAGAGCAACGTCAGTACCTATAAATCCTACGGGAGATGTCAAGACGACTGATATGGGTACTCTTAAATATAAGGTAGTTGATAAGAAAGCTAGTGATATCTTCACTAACCCAAGAACAGGTAAGAAGATAGCACAACTTAACTTCAACATACCTACATTAGAGTGGACAGATGATAAGGGAAAGGTAGTAACACACCCTTACACTCCACGTATAGACGAGAACTATCAGTTTAGAGCAAGTCATTTGATTAGTTTCTTAACTGCTTTCGTCTTACGTCTAAACATCTGGTGTCATGGACACACAGGAGTAGGTAAGACGACCTTGCCTGCACAGATAGCCGCACGAATAGGATTTCCTGTGTTCCCATTAAACCTTGATAGTAATTTAGAAAGGGCTGACCTTACAGGGCAAACGACTTTGGTTACTAAAGAGGGAACGACAGTTACTAAGTTTGAGGAGGGTATCTTACCGAAAGCTATGGTACAACCATGCTTCCTCGTCTTAGACGAAATCGATGCCGCAAAACCTGACCTATTATTTGTTCTTCAAAGAGCAACTGAGGGGAACGGACTATTACTAACTGAGGATAGTGGAAGATTAATTAAGCCACACCCTTTGTTTAGATTCGTAGCGACTGCCAATTCAAGAGGACAAGGAGACGAGCATGGAGTTTATGCTGGTGTACGACCTCTTAATGGAGCCTTACTGAATAGATTTTCTATGTATATTGAAGTTGATTACATGGAAACTATTGAGGAGTTAGCTATGCTAAAGAAACAATACCCATTAGTTCCAAAAGATTTCTTGGAACCATGCGTACAGTTTGCCAAGCTATGTAGAAAAGCATTTGAAAATGGAGAGACATCTGTTCCTGTATCACCAAGAGATACAATGAATATGTGTATGTTGTATCAACATTTCTCTACTGTGCTTACTACTAAGGTACAAGCAACTGAGTTCGCAGTTCAGTTATCGGTATTGAATAGATGTCCTTTGGATAACAAA